ACGCCATATACATTCTGCGATACGCTTCGTATAAGTTATGAATCTGAGGATTGCTTTGAGCTAATTGTAATTGAGTTTGTGCCAACATAATTCTCTGAGACATCGAAAAGATATTCGGATCCGAGATAGGTTGAACATCGACTCTGTCATCAAAGTCAGTGGCTTTGATTGCTCTGTTTCCGCCTGCTACATTGTAAGGATATTCTGGTGGCAAAGCGCTTGCAAATAATTTAGCTAGTAATTCAAATTCTTGTTTTTGGGCATTGTGACATCTTTTGTGAATGGCGCTCATCACTTTAGAGCCTTGTTCTAAAAGAGCCATGGTTGTACCAACAGGATTAGCTTGGGAACCTTCTCCTACTTTCATATCCGCAATCGCTGCAAATCTTCTTCCCGCATCAACCACATAACCGAGTAATTGAAATAATGTTCCATCGGGTCCTTTATACGGTAATGGCATTAAAGCATTTCGTAAGTCTCCGCCAGGGGCATCGACATCTCTAAACTCACCAGGCATTAAAGGTTCTTCATCATCTCGTACACGAAGTCCTCGTGATTTAAATCCGGCCGGTAAGTTGGATAATGTACCGGCATCGAGCAGGGCTCGTAGTGCTGCTGTGGCTGTGCGAGTCAATCCACCAAGCATATGCACTAAACCAAAACCATAAAATCCGAGACCAGGTAAAAACTTGTAATGAACAAAATATTTTTGTCTCATAAACATCGGATCGTTCTGTAGATAGTTTCGGTAGATTGATAGAATCTTTCCAGTGCCTTGTTCGAGTGTCACAACATAAGGCAGTTTTAGTCCTGTGGGCTCACCATCTTCCCCGACATTTTCAAAGCCTTCTAAATCTAAGTCGACATGCATCTCGAGTAATTGGTATTGACCCGAATACTCAGACTTTTGTACGCCCTCTAATTCATCATACTTCTCTTGGATATCGGAATAGGAAGAATATAATTCATCGTCATCTCTCAGTTCAACATCTCGGTAAAATCCCGAAAGCATTTGTCTCTTCAAATCATTCGGAGAAATTTTAATGACATGCGTAATGCGTTCGGCATCTTCTAATTCACTCGCTCCATAGTTGACCACTAAGTCTTCACTCGGAACAAACTTTGCACACGGTCTTCCCATGTTACTATCGTAATAAACTTTTTTAAACGCACTTCCGGCTAACGGTAAATGAAAAAGTAATTGATCCATTTCGGCATCATACTCTTTCATCTTGTAGACGATTTGATAGTTCATAAATTCTTTGACACGCTCGGCTTGTTGTTCCACTGCATCATTGACTTCCCCAATGATACTTGTTTTAACGGGACCGCCCGCAGGTAAAAGCTCTTTATAAGCTCCTGCTTGAAACTGCGTGACGGCCTCAGCGAGTAGTGGATGAGAAACGGATGCTGCCCCTCTGAAGGGGTTTGAAACTTCATTGTATTTAAAACCTAAAAGATCTAATCCTTTAATGTAACTTTGCTCCCAATCTTTTCTCGATGTTTGATCGACCGAGAACTGGGAGCGTAGTTCGTTGGAAATTTGGGCTAAGGTTTCTTCGGGAATATCTTCGGCTAAGTTAGAAGCGAATCCATCTCCAGTGTCCTCGGGCGACGGACCAAGGGCAACGGTCTCTTCGTCCCCTTCCACCTCAATCTCCATAGGAGTGGTGACTTCTTCCGTTGTAATCTCTTCTTCGACACCCATCGGTGCTTCGTTTAACGTTTTATCAATTTCAGCCATTTGTTATTTATCCTTATTCTTATCAAATTGAGAAGCAGTGTATCGTAATGAACCTGCAGTGGAAAGACCTGCTGCAAGACCAAGAGCTTTACCTAGAGTTTTATCAGTTTCTCGCCTTTTAATTCTCTTTTCTAGTTTTTCTCTTGAGCGTTCAATAAAATTAGATGGCTTTTTCTTTTTAACAAATTTAGAAAGGACTTTCCCTGCTCCTCTTAAAGCTAAACCGATACCTGCCATTTTAAATAAACTCCATAAGTATTTATACCCTAAGATCCATAAAATGCAATTCTACGTTTAGGTCTCCAATCTATCTTTTCATCATCGTCGTGAACTAAAGCGCCAAACTGTCGATATCGCATCAATGCTTGGGTCATTGAATCCACGTAATCATCATTTCTACCATAAGGGAAAGCAGCGCATTCTTCAATCACTTCTTCCGCCCATTTATAGGGGGGATACCAAATCATTCCACTTTCAAATAAAGGCGATACGGAATTGACTCTCACCATTTTGTCATTCCCTCGACTCGGTGTAAAATTAATCACGGGTATCCCCATGGCTTGCAATTCGTGAGTCAGAGGCAAACCACTGGCTTTTGCTTCAATAATAATCTGTTCGGGTTCCCAGTATTGATTCTTCTCCAAAGCAATTCTTTTGAGTTCGGGAAAGTCCCAACGTCCCTTTTCCGCTTCCATTAAAATCACATTCTGTTTACCGGTTACCTCATTATGAAAAACTCCCCAGGTGGTAATCGCTGAGAAGTCAGCGGTCGTTTTACTAGAGAAGGCTGTATCATAACTTTGAATAATATATTGCAAGGGCGGTTGGGGTTTTTCCCAACATTGCCACCACTCTCGTTTGATAATACTGGTCTCTTCGGATGTGGGTTCTTGTTGCCACTGTGCATTCCATTTGCCCACGGGCAATGAAGCTTTGACCGCTTCTAACTGATCGAGTTTCCAGAACTCGGGCCATTGCGGTTGGCCGTCGTCCATGATCGCTGGGAAATCGACAATCTCCCATTTATCAGCGGAAGGATCTTTACTCTGCGATTCAATTAATCTCTCGGTTAAATCATCTTCACTCCATCTCGTCATGACCACGACAATCGCCCCTCCTGGTTGCAAACGCTGACGAGGACCGGAGGTATACCATTCCCAGGCATTCTCCATGGCGGTTTTCGAAAGTGCATCTTGCTCGGAGTGGGGATCGTCGATAATGAGTAAGTCTGCACCTCTACCGGTTATCGAACCACCGACACCGGCCGCAAAGTATTCGCCACCGTGATTGGTTTCCCAACGACCGGCTGCTTGAGAATCGGCTCGTAGTTCAGTGTCCGGGAACACCGACTTGTATTCTTGTTCATTCATCAAGTTTCTGACTTTTCTACCAAAACGATAGGCTAGCTCGGCTGTATGGGTGGTTTGGATAATTTTCAATTTAGGGTTATGCCCCATCATCCAAGCGGGGAACAGGAAACTGGCAAATTCTGACTTTGTATGTCGGGGTGGCATATTGACAATTAATCGATTAATTTTTTTATCCCTGATGGCTTCTAATTTCTTTGCAATGATTTTATGGTGTCGCCCCTCAATGAAGTCGGGCCATATACTTTTTACAAATTTGATAAAGGAGTCTCTTGAGCCTCTGGCAGCTTCGAGTTGTAATTTCTTCAGTTCTAGTTTCTTCACTAGCAACTGACGTTCCTCCAGGGACATGGAACTTAAATCTGAAATGAAATCGTTCATCTTTTCTCTCACTATTTATACTATAGGGTTAGCTATATGCAAATTCAAATTTAGGGGGGTCGGGGTCAAGATCAAAAGCAATCGGGCGTTTGGGAAAGTCTTAGTATCTCTTGGCAGCAGGGAAGGGCGCTAGGATAAGCGCCCATGGTCATGTGATTTAGAAGCTTTTGTTTCATGTCTTAGATCAATATTTAATACTAATCTAAAATCATAAAAACCTTTTTTAGCATCAAATTTACTAACTATTCTCACTTCATCATCATTTAGACTTTCAAAGCCAAGATGATCTATGAGAGCTTGTTTATAAAACTTTGCTTCTTCTAAAGTTTTAAAAGTGTCTACCATTTTAAAAAATAGGTGTTTATCGTCTTCCATTGTTATTTCTTCCTTTCTTTTAATATAGGAATAATCCTATACTAAATATATTATAATTGTCTACTAAAAAATAATTAATTTATTATTTGACTTATGGGATTTTATACATTACTTTCGTATTACGAAAGGAAGAATAAACTATGCGAAAGCTAACTAAAAAAGAAAAACTGATTATCTTAGATTGGTTTTTATTAGAGAAGAAAGCTAGCCAAATAAAAGAGCAAGCTAAACTTCTTAAAGAAAGTGTAGATGAGATCATGAAAGATGCTGATCTAAAAGAAAAGATCAATATCAATCTTGAAGACCAAATGCCTTTCTACTTAATGAAATCTGAAAGTATTGTATTTGACTCAACAAAGTTCAGAACTGAGAAGCCTAAACTTTACGAGCAATACAAAACTAAAACACAATCTAAATTGCTAAAGGATTATCTATGAAACAATTAGATTTATTCATTACTAAATACACTTACTCCCATTTCAATGGGGGTAAGTACAAGTTCAATCATTTAAGAACTTACGACCCTATCAACAAGGCTTGGCATAGGTGGGTTAGTGATAAGCGTAAACACTTCACCCCCGAAAGTTTAAGCTATCACGATATGAGTAAGGGCTATTGATGAGTTATTTAGAATATATTGGCCTAGTAATGCTATTTGTTATTGGGCTAGTCTTCTTGTACGTAGGTATCAAGGGGATATTCGAATGATCTTAATTTACATTTTAATGCTAGTCGCAATCGTGTGGCTAGCATTTCTACCATTCATTCATAAATAAAAGCCCAGGGGAACACCTGGAATAAGGGGGCCGGCTCAGGCCCCCTTTTTTATTACGAAAGGCTTATTGACTATATGGGATTAATCCTGTATATTTCAAGTGTCATTAACGAATATCGAAAGGAATGTAAAATGGCACAAGCAAAAATGTATCAAGTAGATTACTTGACAAATAAAATCGGAAGCGCTTTTCAAGAATATGAAAGTATTCTCGATCAAAAAATAAGAATGGACGAAAACGAATTTCTTCAAGCTAAAAGAGAAGAAATAGCCCAAAAAATTGGGGCGGATAAAATTAAAAAAGCCCTGATTGAAGCCCAACAAAAATATGAGCAAGCACAAGAGCAAGCGAAACAGTTTTTAAGAACATTCGCTAACAAGCACAAGCTACAAGAAACAATCAAAGATTATCGATATATGGATAGAAAATTTAACCCTTCCGATATTGACGATCAAGTTGATGACTTCGCAAGGAAGTACGCAAGCTCTTTTGTGAAGAAAACGAAAGCCATGAAAGATAGACAAAAATTAAGGGAGTTAAAATCTATTTGCCATGATGCAATTAAGCTAACAAATGACATTGAGCAAGCTCAAGCGAAAGTAGAAACAATACTAAAAACCAAAGCGCCTTTTATTTTGGAACACTACGCCCCAAATATTAATTTATTGGAAGCGCCAAAAAAAGAAGAAGAACAGTTATAAGAAAAATGAAAGGGGGGATTTATTTCCCCCCTTTTTTTTATTTAAGAAATATTTCCCTCGTCGTCGTATAAATCCCAAGTCAGACCCAAGCTTACATCATAAAGGGGAGTTTGATCCCAACCACCAAGATTATAAATGATTGGTTTTATTTCTTCCGTTTCTAAATCGTCGTTGGGGTCTTTCCAAAAAACTTTGCCACTTAATAATTGAAAACGGGGGCTAGGTTCTTTTGGAAAATGTTTACTTTGTAGACTATTAAATTTTTCTATTTGAGTAAGTGTAAGCCAAGGCATGCGCCAACCATTCCACCGATCAAATGGTTTATGCCACCCTTTGACATAATCACCTTGCCAACATTCAAAGCCAAATTTTCCCGCTTCCATGAGTTGCGGTACTTCATCAGTGAAAACAAAGTCACCCGCACGCATTTTATTAAAAAAGTAGTCATCAAGTTTTATTGTAGTTTGAAAACCACCGCCCAAGGGGTAAATTTTTAAATATTTAAAAGCAATATTTAATTCAGATAATTTAAAATATTGATTATCTCTTTTAAAATATTTCTTGTTAAACTTTTCGAATATATCTTGAGGTATGCTCATTTTTATTCTTCCTTTCTTTTTTCTTTTTTTGTTCTTTTATTCGTTTCATTTCGTCCTTTACTTCTTCTTTTGAGTAAAACGAGTTAATATAAAAAGCCATTTTTTACTTCCTTTCGTAAATTATTTAGTTGACTATATCCTATATTAACCCATAATCAAGACATAAATTAAAAGAAAGGTAAGTAAGATGCAATTAATAAGATTAGGCAAAACTTCCAAAATGAGGGGTTTTTCCTTTGGCTTGGATGCTCGTAACTGTGTGACGGGTTCTAAGTTAAGAAAAATAAAAGGCTCGGTTTGTTCTAAGTGTTACG